CATGGAAGACTTTGTTTCATGGTGTTGATGGTGATCGTAATATTAAATGTAACCAATGGATTGTTGCAAACTCAGACTATGTTCGTGATGGTTCTGGTGGTACATACTACATGTCAGGCTGGCATGTACTACCATCATACAAGGATGCATTGAAGTATATGGAAAACTTTAAAGATCCAACAGACAAGTACATTGTGGAGTGTGAGGTTAAGAGTTATCAAAAGAAGGAACATGCTCGTAGTCCAGTGTTCTTAGCTCGATCAATTAAATTAGGTAAGGAGGCATTACCATGTTAGTTTTAAAATATAAAAGTAAGAAGCTATTAAAAGAATCAATCGGATACCCTCTCAAGTACATTGAGACTAGTTTGTTTGGTAATGAGTTCATTGAGAATGGTGACATTGTTGGTGCTAACAGACCACATATCACTGGTATAGGCAGGGAGTTCTTTGCAAAGGTGACGATGCAGGATGGTATCATCGCTAAGGTTTCATAGGAAATTGTTTTACCAGATAGCTTGCTACATTCCCCGTAGTTAAGCTATCGCCTAAAGCAGTGAACTAAATTGTAGTTTATAAGAACCATATTATAGTTTATATAAGGAGAGATAGTATGACGATGAGTGTAAGAGAGATCTTTTATAAAGTAGAGAAGCATTTACTAAAGCAGAATGAAAAGAGTATGGATTTTGGCAGTGGGTGTATGTATCGTTCTGGTGGTGGTTTAAGTTGTGCTGTTGGTTGTTTAATGACAGATGATATTTATCGTCCCTCTTTTGAAGGGGATAGTGTTGGAGACAGTAGTATTATGGATGCGCTAACTCCTCTAGTTGGAGTTAACGAAGATAAGCGAAAGCTTAAGTTATATTTACTTCGTGAATTACAGGTAGTACATGACGAGTCACAACCTACATGTTGGGCTAGTAATCTAGCAAAAATTAAACATGATTTTGATATAAGTTAAGGAGAGGATTATGAGTAGTATTAAATTTAGTGCAGCTAGTAAGATGCCCTGTCTCTCGTGGAGTTTAGAAGCATTCACAACCTGTGCTGGTGCTGTTGATATTGTCACTGGTACTGTAGTTGATGCCTGTGAGATATGCTATGCAAGAGGTGGCTTCTATCAAATGAAGAATGTTAAGGCACTACGCCAACACAACAAGAAGGATTGGAAACGTCCTGAGTTTGTAGATGAGTTTGTTGCCAAGTTAGATAATGAGCGATACTTCCGATGGTTTGATAGCGGTGACTGCTACACAACCAAGCTGGCGTGGAAGATGTATTTCATTATGAAAGCTACACCTTGGTGTAAGCATTGGTTCCCAACCCGTAATCATAAGTTCGATAAATATAAGGTGGTGTTAGATGCAATGGCCTGTCTCCCTAACGTGGTGGTTCGTTTTAGCAGTGATAGTATTACAGGGAGACTTGTTGATGGAGCTACTACTTCCACTATTGTACCCTATGTAGAGACACCAATTAATTTCCTTGGAAATTCTGATGTATGTCTTGCCTATGAGAGAGATGGTAAGTGTGGTACTTGTCGAACATGTTGGGATAAAGATGTAGAGGTTATCATCTACCCTGCACATGGTCGTAAAGCTAAGAAAGTTTATAAAGATAGAATAGAATTGATGGAGGTAGCATGAATAAATTACAGGAACTAAAAGCAACAGCAGCTAAATTGCAGCAGCAGATCGAAGAACTAGAAAAGCCTAAGCAGTGGAAGCCTAGGATGGGTCTGGATTGGGTAGACCATGCTCACATTAGTACCTACACTCTCTTACTTAAATATGTTAAGGAGTTTGGTGGTGATTGGGAGGCTGATTGGGAAAACCTGAATCAGGAAAAGTGTTATGTGTACTATGGTCACAACAGTGGCAACAGATGGCATTATTCAAACCCTCTTAAAACCCGTATAAGCGGCACTATTTATATGTCAAAAGAGTGTGCAGAAGGCCTAGCAGCTAAACTAAACTCAGGTGAGGTGGTATTATAAATGATGTATGTCATAGCGTTAATTATTATCGGCAGTCTATTTACTACTATTGATGATAGTCCATTGAGTGAATGCATGGGCACTGTAGTTGAATCGTATGATAATTATGAGGAAGCTGTTGCCTTTTGTAATACAGTGTTGGAAGCAGAGTGATTAGATATGTTGTCTTAAGTCTCTTGTTATATTTATTATTATGTTACTTAGTAAGAGTTGGTGTATGATAATAATTATTACTTGTTAAACTCTTAAGAGAGATTATAGCACATAAACATACACTTCTGTATCCCTTGTGTTAATATAGTAGGACATTAAGGGGTATGTTATGAGATGTATAGGTTGTGATAAGGAGTTGTCTGACTACGAGGCAACAAGAAGATACGAATGTAGTGAGTACCTAGACTTATGCAATGAGTGTATGGAGTCTATAGACAATGAGATTATTACTGTAGGTAGAATTGATTTGTTAACTATTGGAGATGAATAACATGACAACTTTTAAAGATAGAGTTAAGCAAGGCATGTCACCTAGTACAGTGGTTGAGGATAGAGACTGTAGGTACATGGAGAACTTAGTTGATGTTAAGAATACCCGTACTGTTATCGTACCTGAGCAGTACCTTAAGATGATTGAGAGGGAGAGCTACATCTTTGAGATCCTACAAGGGGATGCTATAAATGATCGGCTGTTAGAGCTAAGTATTCAAGAAGCAACGGCAGAGTATGAAGAGGAGCAAGACAATGGATGAATTTAAACGTAAATATTTACTTTTGTTGACTCCAATAATAGCTGTAATTTTTCTAGCGTACATGGCCAGCATAGCCCCAAAAGGTACTCCTAGATATGTAAGCCAAGAAGCCTGTGAGGTGAGTAATGACTAAACTAACAACTGTGTGGGCTATGTACGCAGCAGAATGTGAGAGGCGTGGGATGAAAGTACTTTACGTTGATAACGACTCTACTTGTGTTCAGGGTTTATCTTATGATTTGATAATCATTGACGAATTTTTTGATGTAGTAAAGGAGCAACAGGACAATGAATAACGCAAATATGCCAGCAGCGCCAGTAATTGTATCAACAACCTTATGGCCCGAGCAGTCCACCCTTACGTCCGTGGGTACAACTGGCCTAACAAAACGTGAGCATTTCGCAGGGTTAGCTATGCAGGGTGTAATGGCGAATGAAGAGGAATATCCTAAATGGTCAGACCTCGCCAGAGCTTCTGTGGCTGCGGCAGACGCACTACTAAAGGCACTGGAGCAAGACAATGACTGAACTAGAAATCAAACAGAAAGCAGTAGTAGATGCTAAGGCTGATTATGATGCTGCTAAAGAGGCTTCTGATGTTGCTAAGGCTGATGCTGATGATGCTGACGATCATGCTGCTATTACTTATGATGATTGGGCTAAAGCAAGCATAGTCCTAAGTGACTACCTAAAGGAGCATAGCAATGAGCATAGTATTTAAACCTAAGATCAAGGCCAGCTATGCAAGTGTACCTGCTGCATCAGTTGTTGCCAAACAACCTAAGACAGCCTATAATCCCATCTCTGATCAAGACATAGAGAGGATAATTAATCTTAGGGCTATGAATATGGCATATGATAAGATAGCCAAGCTAATACATAGATCACCTAACACATGTGCTTGGCATGTACACAATAGAAGTTTGTTCATAGATGTTAATCAAAGACAGCAAAAACTAATCAATGATATTATGGAGGGGAAGTAATGACCGAGACGCAGATCAAGATACTTAAGAATAAATCTCTTAAGCAAAAGTTATCAGAGTCTAAAGAACGTATGAAGATACAGGTAGAGATTGATAACTATGAGACAGCCATAAGACAAGGCACTAAGTTCATGTCTTACAATCTGGACATGGTTGTTAAACTAAAAGGTAGACTATTGGAGGTGGGTAATGACAACAATTGAAATAAGTTTAGAGCAGGCTAATAAAATCACAGTTGATTATATAGTCAGCTACTATATGGATGTTCACAGGGAGTCTTATGATGCCCAACAGTGGGACACACTCATCGCATTGGACACAGTGCTAAGTCAGTTCATGACACCACACGAATATGAGGACTTTAACAATGGGCTTCGTGAAGACGCATTTGCCGTGTGAAGATTGTTCAAGTAGTGATGGTAGATCAGTGGATGATAAAGGCTGGTCACATTGCTTCGTATGTGAAACTAGAAAGAGGGATGGTAATACTATGGAGACTACTAGTACGGATAAGAAACCGAATGGTAACTTTGATAAGTTAAAAGAAAGTCTAATGTCTGGACAATACAAGAGTGTTGTCAACAGAGGCATATCAAGCGACACCTGTAAGGCGTACAAGGCCCAGCTACAAGGCGAGGTTATGCACTTCGGGTATCATGATAAGGAAGGGTACTTAGTTGGTGCTAAGACACGCTCTCCTGATAAGGAATTTCGTACTCAAGGTAGCTGGAAGGACACTGTTCTATTTGGACAGAACCTATTCACCAAAGGTGGTAAGTACATCACCATAACTGAGGGTGAGTATGATGCTATGTCTGCCTACCAGATGCTCGGTAGTAAGTACCCTGTAGTATCCATTAAGAATGGTAGCTCTGCTGCGCTTAAGGATTGTAGGTCTAGCTATGAGTACCTTGATAGCTACGATACTATCGTCATATGTTTTGACGCAGACGAGTCAGGTATCAAGGCAGCTAACCAAGTGGCTGAGTTGTTTGGTGGTAAGGCCAAGGTGTTTAAACATACTAAGGACGAGAAGGATGCAAATGATTATGTTAAGTTCGGACGCAACAAGGAGTTTGTTGATCGCTGGTGGGCATCAGAAAGATTTGTTCCCGATGGAATTATTGCAGGAAGTAGCTTGTGGGATGAAGTTAATAAACCCATTGCGCCTGCGGACTGTCTCTACCCATATGAAGGACTTAATAGTCTCACGTATGGAATCCGATTCGGAGAACTGGTTACAGTTACGGCTGGCTCTGGACTAGGTAAGAGTCAGTTCATGCGAGAGATTATCTGGCAGATCATTAGTAAGACGGAAGAGAACATTGGAATATTATTCCTAGAAGAGAGCATCAAGAAAGCTGGTCTATCTCTTATGAGTCTAGCAGCTAACAAGCCTCTTCACCTACCCGACACTGTAGCGACAGACGAGGAAAGGTTAGACGCATTCAATGCCACGTTAGGTACTGATCGTGTGTTCTTGTTCGATCACTTTGGTTCTACAGGTGTAGATAATATCATCAGTCGTGTACGGTATATGGCTAAAGGATTAGGTTGTAAGTATGTTGTCCTTGACCACATCAGTATTGTTGTGTCAGCACAGGCTAATGGTGATGAACGTAAAGCACTAGACGAGATCATGACTAGACTACGGATGCTCGTACAGGAGACAGGGATAGCCTTGTTCATCGTTTCACACCTGAAGCGTCCCGATAGTAAGGGGCATGAAGAGGGCGCAGCTACGAGCCTCTCACAGCTTCGTGGCAGTGGCTCTATTGCACAGCTTAGTGATATGGTTATAGGTCTTGAACGTAATGGACAGGCTGAAGATCCAGAAGAGAGGAACACTACCCACGTTAGGGTGTTGAAGAATCGTTTCTGCGGTACAACAGGTAAGGCAACACCTTTACTCTATGACCATGTTACTGGTAGAATGTTAGAGACATTGGAGGATGAGTTATGATACTACTAGATAAGTTCACACAAGATGGGGTTAAGATACCAGTAGCCCTGCCTATCAACGGCATCATGGAGGTGACACCTAATGCATACCATGTTGCACATTCATGGATTAGGTATTCTGATGGGCAGTCAGTACGTTCAATGGTGGTAGTAGGTACTGTAGAGGAGTTAGTACAGCGTATCCATAATATTAAACGATCATACATGGGGTACTGATTATGAGTAAGATAGGCAACTATGTATTAGGAGAGATAGAAGAAAATGCTAACACTAGATATAGAAACGACTATGGCAATGAACCACATATGGTGTTGTGGTATTCATATCTTAGGAGAAAAGCGAGAGAGAGTTTTGCTAAATCCTATGCAGCTAGAGCAGCACATACATGGGGCACAGACTATAGTAGGACACAACATAGTTAACTTCGATGCGCCTAAGATTAAGGAGCTATGGCATCTAAGCATTGATGGATGGAAGTTGAGGGACACACTGCTTATGTCTCGCTTGTGGAATCCTCGCTTGTTAGGGGGCCACTCACTAGGAGCATGGGGTGAGCGTCTTGGTTATGCTAAGGGTGACTTCACTGATTACGATGGTGGTCTATCAGAAGAGATGATCAGCTATTGTAAGCGTGACGTATCTTTGACAGTTAAGTTAGAAGAGTACCTAACCACTGCCCTCAAGAAGGATGGATTCTCTGATGAGAGCATACAGTTAGAGCATGAAGTAGCGTTGATAACATCTCAGCAAGAGATCAATGGATTTAAGTTAGACATAGGTAGAGCTAACGAGTTATTAACTAACCTTATGGAGCGTATGAATGCCCTCGAAAGAGAAGTCCAAGAAGTCTTCCCACCCTTGGTGGAGGAACGAGTCTCGGAAAAGACAGGAAAGAAACTCAAGGATAGAGTCACAGTCTTTAACCTCGGAAGCAGAAAGCAAATTGCCTACCGCCTCCAAGAAAAAGGAATAGTATTTAAAGACCAGACTGAGAAGGGTAACATCATTGTCAATGAGAAGACCTTAGCATCAATTGATCTACCAGAAGCAAGGCTTATAGGTGAGTACCTAACCTTACAGAAACGAGTAGGTCAGATAGATAACTGGGTTAATGCAGTGGCTAATGATGGCAGGGTGCATGGTCGTGTTATAACTAATGGTGCTGTCTCTGGTCGTATGACACACCAGACTCCTAATATGGCACAGGTACCTTCCAGTAAGACGGATAAGGTAACAGGTATGTTACTATGGGGTAGAGACTCATGGTATGGAACTGACTGTCGTGCCTGTTGGGTTGTCGATGAAGGTAATGTGTTAGTTGGTATCGATGCTTCTGGTTTAGAATTGAGAATGCTTGCCCACTACATGAATGATAAGACATACACTAAACAATTATTAGAAGGAGATATACATACATACAATCAGAAGATGGCTGGCTTAGAAACTAGAGATCAAGCAAAGACTTTTGTGTACGCTCTGATTTATGGTGGAGGTAGTGCTAAGATTGGACAGATTGCTGGTGGCTCTGCTCGTAAAGGTAAGCAACTTGTTGATCAGTTCATGAAGAATCTACCTGCCTACGCTCGGCTTAAGAAGAAGGTGTTGACCGCTATGCGTAGCAATGGTACACTACTAGGGCTGGACGGAAGACGGTTAAGGGTTGAGTCAGAACACTCAGCATTGAATTTTTTATTACAATCAGCAGGTGCTGTAGTGATGAAGAAAGCTCTCGTCATACTGCATGAGAAACTAACTGACCAGAAGATATGGTTTAAGATAGTGGCTAATGTACATGACGAGTGGCAGATAGAAACCACTGAAGACAAGGCTAATGAGATAGGTGAGTTAGGTAGACTCGCTATCAAAGAAGCTGGAGAGTGGTTCAATATGAATTGTCCATTAGATGGTGACTACAAAGTTGGTTCCACTTGGGCAGAAACACACTAGAGTTTCCACGGAAACTTTGCAATTAGGTCTAGTGTACTTTTAATTATTAAGGAATAAAATCCATGCATACAAATAACGTAGTAAAGATTCAAGCAACAGCTTTCTGGTTCTCATTCCTAGAGAAGAATGAAATGTCAGACAAGTATCAAGTTGATGTTAGTCAACTATCTGAAGAACAAGTAGATCGCTTGGAAGGAATGGGCATCAATGTTAAGAACAAGGGTGATGATCGTGGTTACTTCGTAACTGCTAAGTCCTCTAAGTATGCACCTAAAGTAGAGGATGTAGATGGGTTCAAGCAGACTGACCCTGTAGGTAATGGTAGTAAGTGTACCTTTATCATCAAGCCTTATGACTATAACTTCAAGGGCAAGACAGGTGTGGGTGTTGGCTTATCCAAGGTGCGTGTTGACGACTTAGTTGTGTTCGCTAAGGATGATGCTGGCTTTGACGAAGTGCCAGAGCTATAGCATGTTACTTCTCATAGACGCTGATATATTTTGTTATCGTATCGGCTTCGCCTGTGAGTCAGAGAGTGAGTCAGTTGCTTGTAGGACTATGAGTAACTTTCTCACTACCATCATTGAAGATTTGGTGATGGACTCTGACGACAAGGAACATGAGGTTGAACTTTATCTAACTGGTAAAGATAACTTCCGCTTCGACTACG